TTACTCTTGCGTGGCCACAATGCCTTTAACTACATCATTCGCATCATAAATAAGCTGGGTCATAAAACTGCCTTGAGGATTAATATACACAGATGAGTCAATGTTTTGGGACTGTTGCAAATCTTGGTCCATTTCTGCCCTTGATTTCTCAGACAAGGAACCACTGATAACATTTGACGAAATATTTCCACTACTAATATACTGTGTTGATGACGGATAATTCGTATTTACTTCGATAATAAAAGAACCACTATTTTGCTTATATTGTTTAATCGCATTTAAAACATCTCCACCCGTGACCACCATATTGTCAAATTTTTCATATTGTATACTTGCAAGTTGTTCTGACATTGTATCAAGTTGCTCCCCTGAAGCTTCTGCCAAATTTTTGCCTTTATTAAACAGAAAAAGTCCTGTACTTACGATTGCGATGAACATCATTATAATTTTCCAAATGGTGTATTGATGATTTGCGATTATCTTCGACTTTTTCAGGTTATTTAAAGGCTTTTCCTGCATGGCTTAAATGGTATTTTTGTGATTTTATGTTATTTATTTTTTATTTTTGATAATCTGTCGCCGTCGGCAAAATGTTGGCAAACGGTCAAATATAGCCTTGTTTTAAATATTTTGCCTACGGAATCTATTACTTTCGGCTTAACGTATTTACTTTATATTTCTTTCGCTTTTACGTAATTTATTGTTGACAAATTCGCATATGCGTAGTATAATATGTATATAGTAAAGAACAGCAAATACAGGAGGTAACAAGATGACAAGAGAAGAATACGCAAAGCAAATTAATTGGAATGGAACAGCATCAAGAATAATCGAAGTAAATGAACTACCTGTTTATTTAGTAGGCGAAAAAATAAAACCTGGTCTTTGTTGGACGGATGGCGGAGAATTTAAAATTGAAACTAACGGAGAATACCAAATACTTTTTATAATCAAAGATGATGTTGATGGACACGCAGTAGATTATGATGACGAAGATGAATGTGAGGACTTAGGATGCGAAGATTGTTATTATGAAAAAGAAATATTAATTGATCAAGAATTTATAATTTCGAAAATATATGACTACGACGAAGAAACAGGAAATATGGAAATACATTTAATAAAATAATATTCAGCTGTCCTATCGGCGTTACGGGGAGAAGGAGTTAATTATGTTATATACAATCAAGCGAAAAAACGATAACTTTTCAATAACCGGTAATTTTCAAGAAATTAAAAAATACTTTGATATGGATGAACCTGAGATTGAAGACTTCTTGGATGAAGATAAGTTTGAAGATCAATACGCTCTATACGAAGAGTTTCAAGAAGAAGTTGACTATATGGAAAACCTATTAGATGTTGTTAACAAAAGAGATGATGCTGGCATGGATTTTTATATAGAGTCTGCTGAACTTGATATTGAAAGTTATGTTGAAAGCGCGAATGGCGGTGAGCCACTAAGTCTTGGTGACTCCGTTCAAATATCTGTCGATAGTTTCACAATGGATCAAATCAATCGCTTAGATGAAAATAACTTTATTGGATATAATGTTGTATTAAATAAGACTGACTCCGGCAATTACTTCGAAATTGAATCTTTTGTTGATTCTCCTATATCTCAAGTTGTTACTGCTACTGAAGCAGCTAAAATATTAGGCATTAGCGAACGCGGTGTTCAAAAAAACTGTGAGTCCGGAAAATATATATGTCGCAAGTCCGGACGCACGTGGCTCATTGATAGAGAATCATTGCAATAAAAAAGGCCTACCGGTTAAGGTAGGTCTTTGACTTTGATCAGAAGCTCCGGAAGAAATTCCATGATTTCTAAATCTCCTATATTCGATTGTTGTTTTGCGAGATTTATTACTGCATCGATGCCCTTTTCCCATCTTGCATTTGAATCTGCGGCTTTTAGCAAAATATTTCTCCAGTACCAGTCTTTATTAAAGTATCTTGTCGTCTCGCCTAACATAAAACTATAGTGCTGCGTTAGATCCTTGTAGACTTCTGTACGGTCAATAACCACTTTTCCTAAGTGCTGGCCATTAAAAGTTTTAATTCCGAGCACTTGAAACATTTCTTGAATATCTTCTTTTAGAATTGTTATGCACCCTGTGGACCATGCAAAACTAGGACTGTCATTGAAATTTCTTGAATGAATGTTGATGTATGATGATCCACTGAGGCTATTTCCACGAATAACCGGTGTAACTTCTAGGCCCTTTCCAATTTCAATGGCATTTTCTTTTCCCTTGTGCATATGCGAATATATATCGTACGTTCCTTCGCATATGATCGGAACCGGTGAGCCACCATTGTATTTTCTTGAATACTCAATTGATATGCTATCCGGCAATGTGGATGCATTCTTTGTCACGTATACCAATTGGTCATTTAGGTAGGCTTCTACCTTTGCTCCCATGCGTCCTTTCGGATGAAAAGACTTGTCCTGCGCAATGCCTTTGTAACTTCCTTGCCCTTCTTTTATTACGATTCGAATTGACATAGAATCACTCCTTCTGATTGTCTTTTATTCTTTTGACAAACACTTGCTTAATTGATTCATTTCCGAAGACTGCTACTGCTGCTATAATTCCCCCTTGTACAATCGCTGTTACATATACGGGCGCTATAAATCCTCTTCCAATAACAATTGCGATCCACAAAAGAGTGATTACAATGCTGATCGCCAAAAGAATAAACGGTATTGTCCATTCCGCTTTGAATTTCGGCAATTTCTTAAAGAAAAGACCTAAACACCATATGAATATGATCAATATAAATAATTTCGGTTCGATAATACTGATAATTGTTTCCCAGCTCATAATAATTCCTCCTAAAGACTTTTTATTTTTTCCATTACTTGTTTCATATATCCATTTCCACCCAACGCTTCATAACTAGCAAACAAATCACATGCCACATCTTTTTCATGCTCTCCAAGATGTCCTTTTTCTCTCGCTCTGTTGTAAATGTCGAGTATTTGGCTTTTCAGCAACATAGTCATTCCGATTTTTAGCATCTCATGATCTGTCTGGTGTCTTATTCTGTCTTTTCGAATCATCGTTGCAATAAAACCAATACTTGATGTAGTTATAAATCCAAGTGCTCCTACTAGAATTTCCTGCATTATGTCCCCCTTAGCTGTTCATTCGTTTTAGTATGATTGCAAGCTGTTCACGTGTAACCGGCTCTTCCGGTCCGAATTGTCCTTGCCTCTGACCTGCAAATCCTTCCATAAGGCCTTCTTTAACGGCCCATTCAATCGCTTCTTTTGCTTCGTCGTATCTGTCGTTAATATCTGTAAACATCGTTTCGCTCCCTTCTTCAATTTTTTCCGGCAAAATAAAAAGACCATATCCGCTTTTAGCATCATGGCCTTTTTCTAATATGTCAATCGTATTATTGCGCACAAAATCAAAGCCTTGTTGACGATTAAACTTAATACCGGTTCTAGTCATGTAAAGCCATAGCATAGAGCCAGCGAATGGAGCTGCACAAGAAGTTCCATTAAACCATTTGTAACGAGGATTTCCCATCGAGTCTTTACCGGTATAAATCCATATTCCGCTAAATGCTACGATATATACTTCTCCATTTGAATAATCCGGTATTCTATTGTGATATTCGTCATATGCCCCTGTTGATATTGTCCACTCTAATTTAGCCGTACTGTTAGCACTATCCCTATAATTATTGCCAGATGCACAAACAATAGGAATATCCGTGACTTCTAACCTTTTAAAAATTTCAGTGCTCGCGTTGGTTAATGTTGCACTCAGGCTTACAACAGCGATTTTATCTTGATTTTCAATAATCCATTGAACTATTCTTTCTTGCGCTTCTTTCCCTTTAAAAAAAGGAAAAGTTATTATTTTCGCATCGCCCGTGAGCTCTCGAACAACTCCGCATACGTTGGTGTTATGGTCTGCGCTGTCGGATGCTCTAAAATATTGCTTAAATTCATCTAGCACTGTGATGTTATCAAATTCTCTAGGCTTTGATGTATCATCAAGCACAACATACCATAAGTCTGTGAGCTTAGGCATGTTTTGATATTTGACAAGGTTAGCTTTCGCTAATTCAGCTTGATTTTCTTTGATCAATTTTCCACCTTCTTTCTAAAAAATAAAGAGCCAAATCCTAAGATTCGACTCTTTACCGATATTTTTCTATTCAGCTAAATGACCCATGTCAAGTTCAATCAGTACTTGGCGCACACGTTCTTTGAGCGTTTCAGGAACGTCTGCAAATGTCTTGTATCCTCTGATAATTAATGTTGCATAAATAACATCCATTTCTTCACCTTCTTTCCATATTAACTTAGTTGCTTGCCAATGCAGTTTCAACCTCTTTGCGAATTGATTCAGGTACATCTTCAATAGTTTTCAACCCCAATCCAATCAACTTCACATATATTTGAACCATAACTATACACCCCCATTCATAATGATTTCATATAGTTCAGTCACAGCGAGCATTAGGTTTACGTTTTCCTGATACATCGTTTCATATGTTTCTGCGGATGCTAACATCAGATTGATGTTTTCTTCTTGTAACTGTTGAACCTTTTCTTCGGTTGTCGGTGGTTGTAGTATCGGTGTAGGGTCATGACTTGCTATAATCTGATTAATTGAGCTAATCAACGCTTCAGCTTCTGTTGTGTAATCTTCCCATGTTTCCACTTGCTTTTCGATAACGTTACCCTCTTCATCTGCTTCATTCACTACTTGATACAATCTTTTTTGATATGAGACGTTTGTTCTAATTATGTTGTCAGCTTCATCAAGAATGTCCGTTTCTATTTTCTTAAGATCAGGGAACATCAGATTGAATTCAATGTCATTATGTGTCAATGAATAGGAATCTGACAGCTGACCAAGTTCACCATGAAGCTTGTTGATATTAATATTTTCTTTGCTATACGTTAGCTTTAACATTAATTTACCCCCTTTCTACCCAACTTTAATAACCGTCATATTTGTAAAATCTCTATACTGGCCAAGCAAAGACAACGGCGCCCCACTATCTTGATATGGTTTTATAATTATTTTATCATTCTTTTTAAATTCTCCCGAAGCTACAGCATTGAATTCTGTCTCATCCGTTGCTACGGCATTTAATCTAGTTCTTCCCATCGTATAACTACCACCGTTATTAATATTAATCCCTCTTATTCCATTTGATTGTATTGCCCACCTTGCATTAACTATTATTATGTAGTTTCCTGATTCATTGACAGTTACGGTTCCGTCATCGTTTAACTTTAGCATATTATTTTCTTTATACTTTCTGTCAAATAAAACCACAGTATTTGTAGGGTCATCGTTAGGCACCGATTGATTAGAGGATAAATAAAATTCAGCAAATGGTTGTTTCGTCAAACTTTTAGCCACTTCAGCGATATTTGCATGGTGGGCGTGTGGGATTTCAGATATACTAAGAGATAGCAATTTACCATTAAAAGAACTAGTTACGTGCTGTCCTTGTAAAATATAGCCTTTTTTATCGTTCAAAGGATATTCTTCGTTAAGATAATACTCTTTGCCATTAACCGTACAGCACGCTAAAACTTTGTTACCTTTCTTTTCTAAACGATAACTTATTATATCTCCAGGTGAAGCCACAATATCTACTTCTGGGGATATTTGACCCACCCCATCTATGACGCATACCATTTTAAATTTACTAGAGTTTAGATAAAGAGTTATTCTGTTTGAGGCATCTATGCCCCAGCTTACGTAACAATCGTAAGATGAATAAGTAAGCAACTTAGACTGATAAAGTGTAAAGTCTTTATATAAGTTCTGACCTTTCATATCCACCGTTTCATTAGCAGGAGTGTTAATACCTTTAATAATAAGCCTTCCATCTTCTTTGCCTATATACCAATCGCCTGGTCCTAATTCAAGCTCTCTAACTCCGTTTTTTTGATACGGATTAGGATAATCAGCGAGTGGGTCTTTCTTTACTAGTTGAAGTAATTGGAATGATACATAAGCCCCTTGCGCATTGCTGATTGAAGTCCAAAACATCCTAATAGACTTCATGTCTGAATTTATGTCCGCTACCCCAGCGATCTCAATTTTCTTTATTTTAAAGTAATTCCACCCTGTTACTATCCCGGCTGATATTGTTTTATTTGCATTATTAGATGCATTGTAAGTCGGTTCAGGAGATAAACCAAAACCTAAATTTGTCACCTTGGTAGCGTCACTTACATATGCTACCAAAACTACATAATCATCTACTGAGGAAGTTAAGCCATTATTAAAAGTTCCAAGATTAAATGTAGGTAGATTATTATAATCTGATACTATACTACCGCTAATATTATTTATCTCTTCAATTTTTAATGACTTACTGCCTATTTTTACATTTATAGTATCTTCTGAGCCAACCGTCCTCCCATCAATATCCTGAAAATCATCAATCAACTTCGTATTACCATAATAAGCTTCAAAGTCAGCATAGAAGGAATCCGTTTTTCCTTCCAAGGTTACGACCCTTTCTTCGTGATCTTTCATTGCTGCATCTATGATATCCGGATTATCTTGTTCAGGCCCATCTTCACCAAAATAAAAATCATCTCCTTCAGGCACGAACAAACCTAAATGCTCTGTTGTTCTCATGTATTTAACACCTCATTTCTTAGCTGATTGTATGTATACTGACTTAATTGGTTGTAGGTGAATTTAGATAATTCATTATATGTATTGTAGATAATAATAATGTCATCTAGAAATGATCTTAAGTTTTTTACGGATCCGATAGCTTGCATAAATTTTTCTTGATTTTCTTCTATTTTTGTTCTATTTTTGGTGTAAACCCTAAAATGATAGGGTTGCCCTCCGTATTCAAACCATTCTTTAACTTCTCCAACGCCGTAAACTGTTTTTATGAGTCGTTCAACCGCAAAGGGTGTTCCTTTATAAAATTTATAGAGATAAGCATCTTTGACCAATTGTCGTTTTATGGATATGTCAAAGTTCCTGTCATAAAAATCCGCATGCATTTCTACGGCCATATGGTCTAATGTATTTTCATCTGCTGTACCAGCATCAATATGCACTTTTAACATACCTTTTAATAACCTATTGAATGCGGAATCACTTGCATTACTGGCTAGTTCTATCGACTCAGTCAAAATACTGGTAGGTAATGTTGTTGATAATTTAGAATCTTTTAAATCACGCACTTTCTACACCTCCATATTGAATTGATATCACATCAGCCACCTGTATTGCTGTTGTCCCTGTTGTTGAATAAGTAGGTGATAATACTTCCACGCGAATAGCTCCGGCTCCAAGTATGCGTCGAATCAGTTCTGATGGATTTCTTGATCTGCCAATTTTAGATTTTTGCCAAAGTACATACTCTGCTACTGCATTTTCAATTTTTGATGTCGTTGCTTCCACATCAGAATCTTCTGAAAGGTAATATGTAACATCAATGGAATAATTAACCACTGTGGGGCCTTGCACAATTAAATGATCGGTCAACGGTCGACGTTTTCTGTCATTTAAAAATTCAAAGACATCATCCAAAAAAACTTGACTAGGTATTTCGCCATCTTCAAGTAAAATAGTTAAAAGGACTTCTCCTGGATTACTTTGATCTGCTTTCGCATCTTGAACTAAGGTGCTAAAACTTTTTGCAAAGTATTCATATGCCTCTGCAGGACCGGCTGTACTAAAACTTTCAGGAACCAATGAAAAGCGTTCTTTGAGATTTTCTTCACTTTCTTCATCTGCTCCACCATAAGACTTTACTGTATTTTCAACTTTTACATAAGGCACCGAACTTACCAACGCTTTAATTTGACCAGGAAGATATTCATTCCCTTTTTTCCCGGCTTCCTCCGCTTCCGCTTCTATTAAGGCTTCTAATTCCCCAATTGGAATACTTGATGCTTGTATGGTTAAAAAGTTGAGATTATCTGCGGTCGACACAATGGTACCACTAGGTATCTGAATGGTCTGTTGTAACGGCTCATCTAGGTAAAACCGGATAATGGTCTTTGCCTTCTTTGCAGCAAGTTGCTCTACTCCCAAAAAAGCCACTTTGTTTTTAAGCGAATCACCGGTTGCATAGCGGATAAAGTTTTGTTTTGCCATATAATTTCCAAGTTCAGCAAGTTGGAACATACGATTGGCTTGTGCCTGTATCCATATTCTGATTGGGTCCCCAACTTCTAGAGTAATGGATTCGCCTTTTTGCTCTTTATGGGCCGATTCATAATCATTGATCATTTCTTCTAGCAATTCATTGACTGTAAGTTGAAAAAAATCAAGTTCCGGTAAGTTATCATAATTCATGGGTTAATCACCACCTTTGGATATAAAACATCGTCCTCAAAATCAAAGCTGACCGATTCAGGGACGATATCAAATCTATTTTTTAATTGTATATATATCTCCGCTCGAAGTTTTGCACTGACAAGTGGTATAGGCCCATCTAAAATATCATTACTAATGCCGTATTCCCTGTCTAGTGGGACGGTTCCTTTAACTGTAGTCAGAAATACCATTAGTCTCTGATATAATGCCTGATTTCCCTTTGCATTTAGAATAAGATTTGGTCTTCCTATTGTCATTTTGCCATCACCTCACATACTCTTGAAGCGTCACGTTAATTTTCCCAGATATAATCGTACCATTGACACTGATCACATCCCAAGATTCGCTGATACTCTCCGCAAGCCATAGATCAACACCAAGCGCTTTATTTCCGATAATAAGCATATGCGCTTCACCTTCTCTAACCATAGCCACCCAACGGTCCATCTCGTGTCTTACATCAATACCTAAGTTTTTATTAAGCGTGATCGTAAATGAAATAGAATCTAACTCAGGACCAATGACTTCTGTTTTTGGTTTTTGTCCAATACTATTATGTGCTTCTTTTCGAATACTGACATTTCGCGTGAAACTAGTGAACGTAAGTATACGTTTATCTGAAATCTCAAATATTGCTTCTCCAAAAGAACCTATCATATGATTTCACCGGTGGCTCCCACCAATATGCCAAAGCATACTCCTGTTCCATCTATAACCTCATAGACAACGCGTTGGCCAATGAGTGGCAAATTGACAGGTTCAATATCGGGATTCTTGAGCATATATAGAGGCTGACTCACAATGCCTAAACGTTCCGCACGAATTGTTTTGTTTGTAGCATCTACTTGGCTTACAATACCAACTTTCATCAATATCCCTCCAATACATGGTGTAATTCAAGCGACGTTTTATGTGTCCCTAAGGAATGCGTCGCTTTATCGATATAATAGTGTCCGTCAAACAGACCAAGTCCAGTAATATTCACGGTTGCACAAGCAATGAGCTTAGTGTCGCCTGCAAGAGTTCCCGAAATAACTTTTCCTTCTCTATTTTTTTCACGAAGTTTGCTTTTTCCAACCGCTTCTGCTTCCTCATATGTGGTTACACTCTCATCAAGTTCTAGTATTTTTGATCCATTTGTTCCCGGTACAACATATTTATAGACTCCTCCTGAATAAGCGAGGGTCACACCATCATAATCACAGTCATTTTTGCGCTTCTTACATTCTACCGATTCAAAATCGCTCAAATCCAGATTAGCTATAGATGTTCTTTTTTCGTATTCCGCTTCTGAGAAAATAACCAACTGATGATTAAACACTTTTACCGATAATCCCCAGTGCTGACATAGCTTATCCACAAATTCCGAGTCGCTTTCATTTTTTTGTTCCACATAAGCAACCATGGGATTCCTTGTTGTGTCATAAACAAGTGTCATTTGATGACTTTTTGTAACTTGTGCAAGTATTGACTTTAAGTTTGTTTTTAAAAATGAATTACTATGTTTTACACTGACATAATCTGATTGAACAGGTGTTGAGACTGCATTAATTGTAACGACTGCCGGTGGGAAACTAAATCCGATATCATCCACATAAAACACACCGCATTCAAGCCTTGTATTAGCGCTTTCAATGACGGCCTTAATAATATCACCCTCTATAGGTTGCCATGCTTGAATCCATTTCTTTGTTGTATTATTTAAAGATAAAGAAATGTCATCGGCTGCTCCTGATGCGTTGTCCGTAAATGAAAAATCTTCAACATCACTTTTTATATCTTGTGTAATATTGACGCCTTCATAATAAATCACTAAATCTGCTTTACGTGTTTTCATAAGCGCCTCCATGGTGGTACTTGTGAATTCACCTCAGTATTTGATACTTCCGGAAGGATCAAAAAAATGCCTTCCGGAAAGATTTCATAATTTAGATACATGGGATTTGCACGCATCAATGCTTTCATTTTTCCTTCGTCGCCATACTGCTCATATGCAATGCTATCCCATGTGTCTCCTGATTTTGTTCTATACATTCAGTCACCTTCTTAAAACTTCGTTCGTTTTTCCTTGGCCTTCATTGCTTTATACCATCGTTCAAATCTTGCTTTATCTTCGGCTAGAATACGTTCAATATCCGCTTCATTGGAATTTCCCTTGATTTCAATGTGTGGTGCATATATGATCGTTCCACCAGCACCGACATATGGCATTTCCAGCAATGATTGTAGTTTTGATAATGGAAGAATGGCCTCACTTTCACGTCCTTCTCCTGCTTCTAATATGGTTGATCGTGTGACGATACCACCAGTTGCAAGTTGCGGAATTTTGGGAATATTAAAACCAATTGAATCCCCGATTCCTAGCTTTTTAGATAACCAGTCCGGTATATCAATACGAATGCCGTTAATCTTTTCAATCATATTATTAATAATTGAAATCCACATGTTTACGAAACCTTTAAATATGCTAATAACTCCGTCAAATATACCTGTAAAGAATTCTTTTATTCCTTCAAAGGCACTTTTTATGTTACCTACAGCTTCAAAGAAACGATCGCTAAACCACTGTCCAACACCTGCAAAAATTTCTTGAATGCCTAACCAGACTCCGTTGAAAAATTCTTTTATGGTATCCCAGTTCTTAACAATAGCATAAATCGCCATTCCAAAAGGTCCTGTAATGATGGCAAGGATTAAGGGTCCCCATTCTTTGAAGAAATCGACGATTCCATTAAAGATATTGACGACACCATTCTTGATATTCGTAAAAGTCTTCTTAAGCCATACAGAGATTTTGTCCCAATTTTTATAGACCAGAACACCAATCGCAATTAATGCTCCAATCGCCAGTACTGCAATACCAATTGGGGATGTGACGAATGCAACTGCTGCTCCAAATCCAGACGTGGCCAAGGTTGCAATTAACATAACTGCTTTATAGGCCATCAAGACACCTTTTGTAACAAGTGTAATCGTCTTAAATGCAGTTATAGCACCTACGACACCATAAATAATCGGCTCAAATGTTGACCAATTACTTTGAATAAAATTATAGATGTCTGCAACTGTTTGGATAACCGATGCACCGGTACTAATAATACCTGGTAAACCTACTGTAATAATGTACTCTAAAATAGGTTTAGCCGCTTGACTAAGAAGTGTAAAAGTATCTTTTACCTTTTGCACCACTTCATTAATCGGCAGCTGGCTTATGGCATCAGACGATGATCCGATTGCGGCTTTAATGTTGTTAAATCCTTCAAGGGCAACATCTTTTAACCAGGTAATCTGATCACGAATGACGTCAATATTTGGCGCAAGGTCTTTAAAGGTATTAATAATAACCGTAATATATGGTTTTACCTGACTAAAAACATTCTTTGCCTTCCCAAAACCTGACTCAGTCTTATCTATAAAGCTTGTGATAAGACTTTGCATCGTCGGAATCTGATCGGCAAACCAACTATAAAACTCCGCTTGGATTGGTAGTAACTTCATACCAATGACTTCTTGCATATCTCCAAGGCGATTGGTTGCGTTTTGAAGCTTACCACTATCTGTTTTAGCCATGACTTCATTCATTGCGCCAACATTGTCTGTAATGACTTGCGCCAGCATGGCAGCTCGCTCGGATTCCGTCCCATATTTTAAGACTTCTTCCTGAGCTTCTGTAAAAGAAATACCTGCCTTTGATAAGGCACCTAATTGGCCATTCATAACTTTACCGAACATATTTCCCATGCTTACAGCATCACCAGTTGATGCATTCAAGCCTTTTTGTTGAGCTAATAAATTGTTCATTGCCGGCAACAAAGTTTCAATGGAATCGGTTTGATTTAGGAATGTTGCTAATTGTTGCGCACCTGCAATCTGGACTTCATCACCAATGATTCCAAGATTTTGCTGAACAGCTGTTAATTTTAAAATCGATTCAATCTGTTCATCTGTTGCCTTAGCTCTTTCCCTGACGACTGTGGCAAGCTTTGTTTCTTGTTCAATTTGAACCTTTGCTGCATCAATGCTTTCCTCAGCATACTGTTTTGCCGAAGAAAACACTTTATATCCTGCAGCTGCTACTGTCGCTATTTTTAAAGCATCGGTGAGGCTTCGTGTTGACTTCTCTGCTTTTTTTGATGTTTGTTGAAGGCCATTGACTTGCTTACTTGCATTTTTAAACGTTTTTCCGAAGGAGCTTTCTATTTTACCGCCTAACTCAAAGACCGTTTCATATGTCATCTTGTTACTTGCCATGCTCCGACATCTCCCTTATCTCATCGACTATTTCAAAAAGCTCTTCGATGGGAATTTTTAAATACAAAAAAAGATTCGCATTGGTTTTTATAGCCAAGCGAATCACCATCTTTTTTAACTTTTTCCCATCTCCGATACGTAGTCCTAATTGTAGAAATAGCCGACGCACACGTTTTTTACTTTCACCATCTCATTTGCCGGTAACCCGTTAAAAAACTCAATGGGTTTTTTGGTTATAACGGAAGCTACATACTTTGCAAAGCCTACCGTCATCTCTGGAATGGCTGAAAAATTACCGGAACTTGTGTATTGACGTTCTGCCAACTCAAATTGTTCTGTAGAAAAGTCTTCTAATCCATTCATATCCAGCTCTTCATACGTCGTGCCTTCAAATGTATAGGGTTTTTTAAAGGTTATGATCAATGAATCATTAACTTCCTTCCCATCAACCATAACGATTTCATTATTATCCATTAAAGCCTCCTAAATCTGGTTACGGACATCTTTTAAGATATCTTCACCGTTAACCACAAAAATATAGTTTAATTTATCCAATTCTAACAACGTTTTTCCATCAAGCTCTACTTTGATATATAAAACTTCAAGCGAGTTTGTGGATCCAGTTGGTTTTCCCACGCCAATTGTGCCTAAATCAAGCCCTTTGGGAATAGTTTTGAGAGTGATTTTTAGCCCTTTATTCACTAACTTACCTTCGGTTGAGCTCCATGAACTTTGAGAAGCTCTAAGGGTAATAATACGTCCTCGCGGTGATAATAGGCTAAAGGATTGGTCATAAAGGGTTCGAAAAGGAATCTCAATACTAATCGCTCCAAAATGACCAGGTGTTGGCATGTCGATTTCTCCTGCAATACCTGCACCACTAATTGTTTCGGACATTGACTCAAGATTTGGTAAGGTAATCTCACCACTGACACCCACAAGTACGTTACCTTCATCGTAAACATTAAAATTATTGATCTTATCTGGGACCATGTTCATCTTATTCACCTCCAAACAAAGCGGTTGTCAAGGCATTGGTGTTAAATTCCAAGGTATTAATAATCTGCTTTGCTGGTGGGAAGGTTGTCAAGATTTGATTAAAACGAATATTCCCATCTAAGAGCTCCCATTCTGGGTTATCTTCTTGAACAAACTCAATCCTTGCCTCAGCAATCTGATAACGACTTTTATAGCCGTTTGCAATCACGTTTTCATTATCTACAATGGCTTCAATTAGACGCAAATTCATGGGTGAATCCACTTTTTCAAAATAGGTTCGAATAAAACGATTCCCCCACCAGTTAAACATCCGTCGGCTTGGGATAAAACGATCCTTAGGGTCATCAACTTCCGGATACGCTGAGGTATTATTCCCCCATGACTTCCATCCGAGCAAATTAATAGCCGTTACAATACCGTTTCCATTAAGCTCATTGGCTTTTTCAATCGTTAAAAAGACCTCTGTTCCATCACTAAGTACCGCTGCATCAACTTTAAGCGCCTTATTTGACGCCGATACATACGGCACACCATCATTTTTATCATCAGTGTCTGCTAATAATGCTCCATATAGAGCAGAATAAGCATATCGCTTACCACCTCTTGATAACATTGGCCAAAGCATAACCCCATATGTATCCCGAATATCCATGGCCAACTTTTCAGCCGCAACGTCTGAATATTTTGTTGCTGTAGTGGCATCTATATCCACAAGGGCTTCTGCGGAAAATAGTGCACTGATTTTCTTTGCTTTTCTGGTTAATGCTTGACCAACCGTCTTTTTATGACTATATCCCGGTGCAAGAAGCGTCGAAACATTAATGCCTAAGGTGTAAAAGGCCAATTCTGCAAGTTGAATACCGGTATAGGTTTCTGTTTCTGTATCATATTGGCCAATTACTTCGTCATCTGTTACTAACGATGGATCTAACTGTTCATAACTGATGCTCACGCTTGTATCTGTGAGGACATCTGATAGACGAATCTTTAATGTTCCATCCAGGTTAAAGCTAGCTGTGTAATCAACATCCTTTTCATAGGTCGTCGTGTTTGTTTCATCTTTGACAATAAAATTTTCATTGAGAAGAATTCCTTCTTCCTCGATATGGATAACTTTATTGAGAACCGGATGAATCGCTTCGGCAACTGCAGCTTTGTGAACTTGTGGATCAAGAACATTAACAACAACAATTGGAGCGACGTTAAAAATTTCAAAACATGCATTAATGGATTGCATGAGTGTAAACTTTTGTAAATCATTTGAATAGCCCAATTTCTGAATCGCTTCTTCATAGCTATGAATAAGCACCAACTCATTGACCTTTCCGTCGGTCATATTTATCGGTGCGGTACCAACAACAAATTGGATTGCACTCTCAACACTGGTCGGGCGCGCCATTTTGGTTGGGTTTTCCTTAATATAAATCCCATGATTATACATGACATTCTCCTTTCTAAATTAATGGATCTGTAGGTGTATATTGTGGCACTTCCCAAGTCATACCTAGTGTAATAAAGCAATACTCCCTGGTATCTTCTGCAGGAAACCGATAGTTCATTGAAGCTAACCGATATTTACTCATCTGACTTCGAATAGGAAAACGTTCAATGATCTTGTTAGCTATTCCCGTCGCATCTCTAAAACCTTGACGGTCTTCTGTGTCATCAAACGTTCCAATAAGTACAGCGATATTGCAGTTATTTTCTTCCACGATATCCCCATCTTCTATAGCCACAACAATAAGAGGGTAATGATCTTCATCACGCTTTCCCTTTTTATAGGGAATATCTTGCGGATAAATATTTAAAGTACCTAATTCACCATTTGGTTTTTTATATTGCTTGTTTTGAAAGACTTTTTTAGTTTCTTCAATGATTTCATCAACTAATCCAGTGGGTATCATCTCTTACCACGCTCCAATATTCGCTTTATTTCATGATCTAACCGCGATCGATAAACCTCATGTGCTCGTTTTTCAGTCGTTTTTTCCTTTAAGCTTCCCTTAAGTAACTGTGGAATTGCCGGACCCGTTAGCTCTTTAATCGGTAATCGAGCCGATTGTATACGCTTAAACACCTTCATTGTTCCTGATTCAGCTAGAAAAGCTCCCTTATAGGGAACTCTTTTACCTTTTTCAATCATAATTTTTAAGCTTTTGGGTGGCTTTTGAGGCCTCGGTGCCGAAGGTGTTGTTCGATACTTGGCCAAAGAAAGTCTTGGTCCTTTAGAAGTAAAGGATGCTCCAAGTCTGTTCTTTGTTGCCTTTTTGATTGCAATTGTTTGGTTAACATCACCAGCCTTTACTGCATATTTGGCTCGTGTATCTTTGGATGCCTGTGTTTTTCCTGCTGATATGGCTCGATTGATAGCACGGCTCATCACTTTGGGTGCTTCCTTCTTGAATTGGCCCAGACGTTGCTCAACACGACCTGTTTCAAAATGTATATTCACTAAGAATCCACTCCTTCAAAGACGATATGACACATACCTCCAAAGTTTTCAACCGTTTCAACGGTTAAATAATTATTATTGACCTTAATGCGCTCTCCAGGTACAGGAATGGTATCAAAAAAGGACGAAACCACATAGAGCTCGTCCTTTTTTGTATAAATACCATCTTGTAAGTCATCCACTGCATTTTGATTATAAATCGCTTCCGTTTCCTCTCCATCAATGATCACTGTTTCGGCCATTTCATTGGAATTGATAAAAATGGAATGATCTTTTTGAATCTGTTCTTTAAAGCTCATTCGCCTCACCAGCCACTTCTTCAATCTGATCTTCAATAAATTCAATTAAAGATGATCTGTCTTTGCCGGCTGCTTCTTGCTCCAAAATACTATAGAGTTTATCCACGTCTCGAATATCCTCGATGAGTGATTTCGCTTCATCAACTGTAATATTTCTAAGGTTTAAATCATCTGTGACTTTAGCTTTTGCATCCACTGTCTCAACAATCTTTGCATAACCAAGCTTAACCAAGCGTTTCTCTTCTTTTGGTGATAATCCTTTCAGCACTTCACCTTTTAGGTATCGTTTTCCACCACTGCGAACAGAGTAATTAACTATCTGAATCATAGGTCCTCCTTTATTCAAGCACTTGGGCCACATACCAATCATCTGCATCTTCCGGTACAGGTAATGGTCTAGCACCAAGTCTTAATTTAACAACATCATTGTTCGTATCTACCCAGTTTTTCGGAATACGAGTGCCTTCAATAGTCACAAAACCATTGTTTTCAATCTGGGTGATTGCTCCGTAAAGGATTTTGGCCATACCAGTACGACCAATAATAATATGTTTTGACGGAATCATGGATTGCTCTACCCCATCATCATCGATGAACCACTCATCATAGCGATATACTTCTAACCCAAGGCCAGGCAA